TGCCGGGCGTTGTTAACCAAGTACAAGGTTTTATACCCGCCGCGCCGCCAATTACTACGGCTGATATGACAATAGTAACCAACGATGCTACCGATTTAGTTTTAGATTGTATCTTTAGAATAGCTGAGGAATATGCAGGCACATCGACCGAAATAACATGGACTGTTAGCATGAATCAGCCTACATCAGTTAACGGCATAACGCAATTAACACAAATAGACTATGTTCAAAAATTAGATGTAGATGTTTTCGAAAATGATGCGGTTAGCCCTAACTTATTAGCGGTTCGGTTCTACGATTTAGAAGATTATATATTAGGTATCAAAACTGAAATAATAGATATTTGCGATGCTGACCAAATTATAGCTGAAGTAGAAAAAGACCCTACATTTACAGGTTCAATAAATTTCATAGCTACCATTTACCCCGCTAACGAATTAGGCGATACGAATAATAATGCGATTGAAGAAGAATCTACATGGGCACCAATAACAATACAGATGCAACAGTTAACCAGCGCTAAACTTGCCGATGTTGACGCATCATTTGGTTTAGATGACTTTGCTATATTTAAAATAAACGTGCAACAATTAACGCAAGGCCAGCGTTATTGGGTAACAGGTATTGCATATCAGCAAGTGCCTGATTATTGCCCGATTGGCTTAGTTGCATTAACAACCACATCAACATATCGCGTTGTTGGCGTTTTGCCTTTGTGGACTATTACAGGCAATCCAACTGCGGTAATAGCTGAAATATTAGCGCATCCCAATTATGTAGGCGGTTTAACAATAGTTCAAAATAACTTTGTAGATAATGCAAATAGCCCCGTAGGCGTTTTAAGTTATGCGGGTAATATTGTTACTGCAATAAAGATTAACGAAACAATAGGCACGGCATATTATAGGTTTGTAGTTGATGCTGATTTTGACCCCGGCACAGGACCACACACAATAAGACACGAAATTCTAATGCCAGTTCCATTACCCGCGCCTGCATTGCCACCTTTAGTTACTTTTGACAATACTTATAAATGTAGCGATTTAGGATAAAATTTTTTAATTTAATTTTTATTTGTATCTTTGCGAATATATGTTAGTAAATTATCCTGTTTCATACACGCCCGAAATTAGTAGGACTTATTCCTTTAGGCAGCCTGTACCAATTCGGTATGCCTGCCCTATTTTGCCGCCTAATTTTATGCAAAATTTTAACGATGCGTGGAACTGTAACTTATGCGGTTCTGATTTGCCGTTTTATATTCCGTATGTTGAGGGCGATATAATTCCATTTCAAACACAAGTTACTGACTTATATAATCAACCTAATGATGTTTTGGTAGCAGGGTTTCAAACAAGTACAAGCACTTCGCATTATGTAGTAGTTACATTATATGATTGTTGCGGCGAAATAGTAACATCTTTTATTGATGAATTTTCAGATACTTATTATGTAGCTCAAAGCCTTGCAACGGGTAGCATTCAAACGTGGTTTGTAAATACGGGTTTGTTGCCCGCTGATTTAGATTGCTTTAGATTAGGTATTGACTATTACAAAATAAATCAGATAAGTTTAGAACCTGAATTAGATAAAAAGTTATTTACTGAATACTATAAAAAAGTAGAAGGCTGCGGAAACTTAAACGATACTTCGCTAATTTATAGTACTTACGCTAATTATGATTGCAATGGCAATTTTTACGGAACTTTGACCAACTATTTAGGTTCTAATAATACGCCGTTTTATAATTCGCTTCGCATCTTTGGAACTGTTGAGTTCTTTGGCGATACTGAAGCGATAGTAGAAAATGATAGAAATGTAGTTATTAGTAAAGATATAACAGAAAATTACGGCATTATTTCGGGCGCTGTGCCGCCGTTTTACATTAAGTTACTACAACAAGCTGTGAGAGGCAATTACGTAACTGTAGATGGCGTGCAGTATCAAAACTTTAGATACGATTCTAAACCCGATGACAACCGTATGTTTTTGTTAGATTTGACATTTGATAAAAGATGTCGATTAGATAACAAACAATGTAGATGAGGTCGTGATTCATTTACAAATATTTAAAAACAAAAAACATGAATAATATTTCTTTTATAAATGGGTTTTTGGGCGCGTTTGGCGTTTGCCCCCCTTGCATAGATGAGGACAACGCCCCTAACTATCTTTGTGACCCGTGCGATTCAACTGTATATTCAGGTGGTATCGCTGGTTGGTTTGCAAAAAAATGTAATTACGAATTTGCTGATATTACAGATTCTACTGAGTGGGAAACTGCAATAGCAAACAAAGACGTATTTGGTCGCGTAAACGGTAGCCGTATTAGCGGTGGTTTGCCTGCACCTGAATTTACTACTAAAAAACGCGGTAGCTGCGGTCAAGAAGAGGTAGTAAAACAGTCGCGTGTTGTATCACTTACCGATGCAGAAAATGACGTTAGGTTTAGTATTGATGCGCTTTATAACTTCCTTTCAAACCCTGCTAAAGCCGCTGGTTATGAATTTGGTTTTGTAACTTGCGATGGCCGTTTCTTAGGTTGGTATTCAAACGTAACAGTTAGACCGTTTTATCAGATTGCAGAAACTGATGAGGATGATGCTTATTGGACTGTTGAATTTAGATACAATGAACAGTTAGGTACATTTAGCCAATTCACTTTAGACTTCTTGCTAACATTGCCTTATAATGTTTGTTGGGTTACTTCAATCGTTGTTACAGGTACAGGTAACGTTACAACTGTTGCCGATGGTGCTACCTTGCAAATGCTTGCAGCTATCCTGCCATTGAATGCAACTGATGCTACTGTTACATGGTCAGTTGTAAATGGTTCGGGAACTGCAACTATTAGCGTGGGCGGTTTGCTTACTGCTACAGGTGCAGGTACTGTTACTGTAATCGCTACAGCTAATGACGCTTCGGGCGTTACTGGTTCAATTGTAATTACTGTTACTCCTTAGTTAGATAGTTTTAAGGGCGGTTATTTAATGTAGCCGCCCTATTTAAAATCAAATAGAATGAACTTAGAACAGTTTTATCAGTTTTTAGATTCTGTAAATGCTACGATACTAAACCCGCCCGTGCATCCTTTTCGTTCGGACTGGAAACGTATCTATGAAAGCATTAAACCTCACTTCTATGGTGAAGTGCCGCCCGCGTTGGATAAGGCTTTTCCAAATGAAGATGAACAGATATTAGCTTATAGAAAAAACACCTATCAGCCTAAAACAGAATCGCCATTGGTTAAGGCAATAACTGAATTGCATAGACTGCTAAGTTCTGCTAAACATTCGGTACGTTTTGAAAATACAGATATGAAAGAATTTGCCGAAAATGAAAAGTTTGGCGATTCTAATTTACAAAATTATATTTTTTCTGTATTTATTCCGAACCGCGTACTTGACCCTAACGCCGTTCTTTTGATTCAGCCCGAAGGCGAAGGGATTGAAACCGATAACGTACGCGTTAACATTGATATGAAAGTAATACAGTCTGATAGGATTGTTTTTAACGACCCTGAATATAGACTACTAATATATAAAGGCATATCAAAAAATAAATATGCTACATTAGGTATTGAAAACCCTTTGTATTATCACATCGTAACTGATATGTTTTACGCACAGGCGCGCGCGTATGGTGATAAAACAATGTTTGAGGTTATCTACGAACATAACAGCGGTATTATGCCGTGGGTAACTTTAGGCGGTCGCGTTGTTCCTAAATATGATTCTTATGGCAATACGTTTAAAATTTATAAGTCTGATTTTAGCCCTGCGATACCGTATCTTAACGATGCTGCTATTTTTGACAATCAGCATAAATCGGTTATGCTTGCGACATGCTTTCCTATTAAATTTGTTGAAGGGGTTGACTGCAATAGTTGTAATGGTGTTGGGCGCGTACCTGACCCGAACGATTACGACACTTCGATAACTTGTAAAACTTGTTTAGGGCATGGCAAAACATTAAGCATTACGCCATTGGCAGCCTATAACCTAAACCCTACTACTTCGAAGTTCGGAGATAACGATAAACAACAAGTTGAACCGATACGCTATTATAGCCCCGATGTTAGCACGATTCAAGAAACTAATAAGGTAGCAACGGAATCATTAGGCAAAGCGGAACAAGTATTAAATATAAACCGTTCTTTAAAATCTGCTCAATCGGGCGTGGCTAAAGAAATGGACCGCGAACCAGAATATATTGAAGTTGGTAAAATTAGCGATGATGTTTACGCGCGTTATAAGGATGTATTAAAGATTATTCAGGCTATTGTATTTATGGATAATGAAAGTCCGATAATGGTAAATGCGCCTATAAGTTTTGACCTAAAAACAGAAACGGAACTAATGGCAGAATTTGCGTTATCACAGCAAGGTTTGCCAGCGGCGATACGTTACGAATCTTATATTAGCTATGTTGACCGCCGATATAATGCCGATGCTGTTGCACGCCAAATAGCGACCATTTGCGCCATGTATAACAGCGCTTATCTTTATACAGTTGAAGAACGTGTACAACTTTTGGCAAGTGGACAAATAACCGAAAAGGATGCAATTAGCGCACAATTTGTTTTTGATGCTGTTACCGAACTTTACTATGATGAAGGCTTTGATATTATGGGTAGCGATTACACGGCAATTAAAAACGCTATTGATGCTAAGTTAGCGCCAAGGTTTGATGCGGTGGCAAGTGTTGAAGTTCCCGATGTTAATATGGATGAATTTAACACGCCAGTAGCTAATGACATTGAAGCCGAAGCTAAAGCGAATTTGAAAGGTTCAGTAGGTGGCGTTCAAGGTATTCTTGAAATTCAAAAATCAGTATCCGAAGGCATTACAGATTATAGTGCTGCGGTTGGTATATTAGATTTGATTTACGGTATTTCACTTGAAGATGCAAGGCGTATATTAGGTACGCCTAAAATAACTAAACCGATTGCGTAACAGATGGACTTAAACGCACCTGAAAGAATTAACGACAAAGCAATAGAAATTTTACAAAAAAGGTACGACAAAGTAGAACCTAAATTTGTAAAGGCTGTTGTCGATTGGATTGGTAAATTTAGAACTACTTCGGGTAACTTGGTACGTTCTAAAGAAAACATTGCAAGACTTGCTAATTTTAAAAAATATGTAAAAAAATCATTAGTAAAAGTTGGATATAGTGACATGGTCGCTGGTTTCTTAGAAAACTTTGATGTACTTGCAGAGAATCAACAACTGATACAAAATGAACTAAACGGTTTAGAAATTACAAAAAGTTTTTTAAATCCTTTCAAAAGTTGGGCTGTTAATAATGTGATATCAGCAATGGAAGGGCAAGGATTAGCAGAAACCCTAATAAATCCGCTTAAACAAGAATTATTAGTAGCCGTTAACCAAGGTAGCAGCCTTACCGATGTTGTTACTTCAATCGCTGGTCAATTAACAACTACTGAGGCGCGTCAAGGTGTTTTAAAACGCATATCTTTGCAGGCTTCGCGCGATGCTTTACTACAATACGATGGCGTGGTAAATGAAGCGGTGCGCAAAGTTTATAAAATGGATGCGCTGTTATACGTTGGCTCAATTGTTAAAGATAGCCGAAAACAATGCGAACAATGGGTAAATGAAACAAAAAACGGTAAATTAGGGTTAATATTATTTGAAGATTTAGAAAGCGAAATAGAATGGGCAAATAATGAAGGTACAGGTATGATACCAAATACAACGCCCGAAAACTTTTGTCAAAATCGCGGCGGTTTTAATTGTAGGCATATCGCCTATCCTGTTAGGTCCGCTAATTATAAAAAAGATTAACACATGAAAAACTTTCAAAAACTACTTAAAGACCGCGGCTATTATTCGGGCGCTATTGATGGTATAGTTGGCCCGTTAACATTAGGCGGTGCGAAACAATGGATTGATGCAGAAATGAACATACGCGGTTGGGTTAAACCTGTTAATGACCTTGTTTGGATTAGAACTGACCAGAGCTTTGATAATAAGTTTGCCGATTATGTTGTGAGATTTAATAACCGCGTGGCCGATATGATTTTACCTTGCAGTACAACACCGGGCGATTTTTATATTTTTAATCCGCTTACCGTTGGTGGCATAACAGGTGCAGCGGTTGCAGCTGAACAGCAAGTTATAGCATCACATAAGTTTGTCACATCGGGCACGTGGTCTTCTTTATGGTTAGGCGCGCCGTACTTTTACCAATCGGGCGCTATTGAGATTTACCGCGATGGCAACAAAGACCGCAACTTAGATAAAGCGGTTAAAACTAAGGGTTGGTATGGTATTAACTTTCACCGTGGCGGCATTGGCAGCTTTGTAGATAATTTGTCAGCTGGTTGTATGGTTGTGCCCGATGCGCGTTGGTTTGAAGCCATTAAAATATTTCAACCTAATCAGTTAATAAATTTTACTCTAATAGAATGTTAGTAATAAAAGCAAAGCATAAAACAAACGGTACTGAATATCAGTTTACCCCCGCGCAATGGTACACAGAACAACAAACAGGTAATTATAATTACTTAGGTACTATTCACGTAGCAGAACCAGCGCAACCGATACAAAGAACTGTAACCCCTAAACGCGGCTGCGGCTGTGCAAATAAACGTAGATAATATGTCACGATTTCATAAATTTGTTATTCATCTTGAATACAATGATGAACCCCAAACATTAGAGGAATTGCAAAATGATTTTGATGAAGCGGTTAAAATAGAAGACTATAAAACAGCGGCTAAAATCAGAAAAGAAATAGATGAACATCTAAAGTCAGATAGTGAAACTGAATTTGTAGTTGAACTTGAAGATTATTGTTATATTGATTTAGATGAAATAGCCACGTTTTATAAATCTGAATTTAACGATGGCGAAAAGTTTACTAAGGTTATTTTAAAAAGCGGTTTTGAATTGCCGTTAGCTATATCATTTGACGATTTTACCAAATTATTTTTTAAAGTTTAAACACACATGGAAATGTTAGACAAATTTGTTGAAAAATTGGGTATTGAACCCGAACTAATTTTAAAATTAGAATCAAACGAAATTACATTAGATGAAGCCGTAACGGGTTATGTATCTAAACTTGAACGTACTGTACAGGAACGTTTAGGAAAACAGATTGAAGAAGCTAAAAGCGCTGAACTATTTGGGGCGGCTTATGCTAAAACTGAAAAACAGATTGCAGATGCTTTTGCTATTGACCTAAAGAAGTATGAAGCTATTGATAAAAAAGATAGGTTTAAAACTATTGTATCTGATTTGAAGAATAGCCAATTAGAAACAATTGAAAAACTTAAATCTGAATACACTTCAGCCGATGCGCAAAAGTTGCAGCAATTAACTCAACAGTTAGAATTAGCCAACGCGAAACTAACTGAAAAAGAAATGCTAATGCAACAAGCTATTAAAGAAGAACAGGGCAAATTTCAAAGCTACATTAAGAACCAGCAAATAGATAAAGTTCGCGGTTCGCTTGTTGAAACGGTTAAAAACCCACGTTTAGCGCCTAAAGAAATGCGCGCAATCTTAGAAGCCGAAATCCGCGAACGTGGTTTTGATTTTGAAATTGATGCTGATAGTAACATTTGGGTTAACAAAGATGGCAACCGCGTAAAGCACCCATCTAAGCCAACAGAAAATTTAAAGTATGAAACCTTGTTTGAAATTATAGCAGCTGAGTACAATTTCGAAAAGCAATCAAACGGCGGTCAATCGAAAAGTTTTGAAATTGATGAAAAAACAAAAAGCGGAATGCACCCCGCGCGTTTAAAGTACATGCAAGAAAACGGATTGATATAGTTTGTAAGTTTGGTTTAAAGTTTGTCAGGGCAGTTCGAAAGGGCTGCCTTTTTTAGTGTAAATAATCGTATAAAAAATTTATAAAATTATTTATTTTAAAACAACTTATCTTTGCACTACGACCTCTCACAAAATAGGGTACTACGGTACAGAAAAAAACAGTACGCACGGCAGCGTGGTAAATGCCAAAACAAAAAACAATTTTTCAAAATTTAATATTCTTTAAATGTCAACTATAAAACTCGCTGATGCGTGGAAAATTATAGACATATCGTTGAATAATAACAACGGTATGCGCTCTATGCCTTCACCTAATATCGGCCTTTTGCAATTGCTTGTTAGTGCTGCAAACAAATCAGCATCACAAGTAAAATTAGGTAATGTACAAGCTGTTGAACAAGGTAACGGTAAAGTTTACAAAGTAACCCGCCGTTTCTTTCCACGTTTGGCTGAATCTACTAATACAAGTCTTGAATATTGCCCTACAGATGGCGATGTAGTTAAGCCTTTGTACGATGAAGTAGAAATCAAAAACAAAACGGTTAGTCAAAAAATCAAGATTGATGATGAGTTAATCCGTTGTATCAAAGAAAGCCGCGCTGATTATCAAAACAGCTATGTTAATGAAGTTCTAAGAAATCACATTAACAAGTTAGGTAAAGAAGTTTCTACTGTTATCGCTAATGGCGGTTATGTAGGTAGCTTCGTTAAATGCGATTGTGCTGACCCTGCTGTAACTTCTAAAAACTTGCCTTTGTTCCTTTCAAACGGTTTAGGCATTAACCCTGTAGGCGAATCTATTTTAGATAGCGATCGCAAACAGGCCGAAATTGAACAGCAGCTTATTTTGGTAGGTGGTACTTTACTTGACCAATACCGTAAAGCACGCCAAATCGCAAGCGGTAACGACTTCGGTTTTGATGCTTCACTTTTAGACATCACCCGTTCAATTTTCTATGATACTAACTTGGGCGCTGCTTTTGGCAATCCTAACGAAGTTATCGCAATGGCACCTGGCGCGCTTCAACTTATCACATACGCAAAAAATAAAGGTCAGTTTACTTATGACTTTGAAGACCAAATGCGTACTACAGTTGTTGACCCTTGGTTAGGTATTGAGCATGACGTTGTAATGTCTTACGTTAAATGTAATGATGAAATTGAACTTTACATTCAATTCGCTACTAATTGGGCGGTTGTTGGTATGCCTAAATGTTGGGCACAACAAGACTGTTTGTTTGATGGTGTACTTGATGTATTCAAATACGAAGTAGTTTGTGCTGATACAGGATATTGCGATATCGAACCTGCATGTGGTTTTGTTGGTTCGCCAAATGCTACTGATGCTCAATTCTGCGAATCAGCTGATGAGTGTGTTGTAGCTTGTAACGCTTTGTTCTACAAAAAATCAGTCACAGGTGAACTTTTCTTCGGTGAAGAAATCGACGTAGCTGATGCAGTTGCTATTCAAATTAACGGCTTACCTATTTCTGTAGGTGGTACATTTGACACAGGTACTGCAGGTGGTGCTAATGGCTTTATCGCCGCTGCACAAGCCGCTTTAGCTGCCGCTGGTTATGTTTACACCGTTGCAGGCGGTTGGGATGGTACAGGCTTAATTATTAACGTCTTTACTACTTCGGCTGTAACTTCGGTAGTTATCGTTTCTGCTACTGGTGCTGATGTTGCGCTTACTGTTTCAACTGAAACTTTCTACAATGTTTATAGCGCTTCAACGCCTTCAACAGGTGCAACGCTTACTAACCTTGATTGGGTATTAGATTCATCTTCTTTTGATGGTGCGCCAAATGCTCAAGTTTTAGGTGAAGGCCTTGTTTTCGGAACTTATAGCAACTTCTACACAACAAGTGCTAATACAGGTGCTGCACAGCTTATCATAACTGATAGCGTTGCATGTAACGACACTTATAACGGTACAATTTAGTTTTAATGATTCAGGGGCGGGAAACCGCCCCATTTTTAAAATATAAACACATGGTAAACTATTCAAAAAAGATAGCACAGGCATTAACAATAATTCGCAAATATTACGGCGCTATAAATGTACAGCGTACCGATAATGAAGACGTTGTTTATCTATTCGATTATACAAGCCAAAAGAAAACAATAGGCAGCGAAAGCATTAACAAGGCTGTCGAAAAGGCTGTAAAGCAAAATGATTTTCCTAAAGATATTTATTATTCTGAGGGCCTATTATCTGTAATACAAAAACAAGAAAATGTACAACAATACGAACAAGCCGAAACCATCGAAACCGATGAAGCCATTGAAGCCGAAGAAATAATAGAAACCGAAAAGCCAAAAAAACGCGGTCGTAAAAAACAAACTGAATTAGATGCTGAATCTTAATACACCTACTTGCTTAGAAAATTACATAATAAGTCTAAACGGCTGTTATGCGCCTAACACGGTACCAACCAGCGGATATTATTTAGAAAACTTAGAAGGTTTAACAATAAATAATGTCGCGGCTGTTAGTTCGGAGGCGCTTATTTCTGCTACGTTAACCGTACAGGAAAAGATGTATTTTGCAGCTGATGTAGTTGAAAAACGTTTAAAGGCTGTTCTAAATGCGCGTGGTATTAAGCTAAATAGCATTGGTTCAAAATATGCTGTTTGTGGTGTATCAAATGTTGTTGATATGCCCGTAGCGTTTAACCGTGGCATCAAAATTTCTAAGAAGTGGATAGATAGCCCACAAAGCCGTATTTTTATTGATTCAGTCAAATTTAAAGCAACTAACAACGGGAATACAACTATTTACGTAACTGATTATGCAGGCAATATATTATTTAGTCAGGCTGTTACTGTTTTTGCAGATACGGAAATGCACATATTTGTTAAAAAATACTTTAAAGAAGACCTATTATTAGTTACCATCGACACTACTAATATAGCGCCTTATCTGTACACTTGCAATGCTGCTACAAACTGCAAGCCATGCGGCGATACGGTTTTAGATGTAACGGGTTGGAATGGCATAGCAGCACAGCCACAAGGTTATTTAGGCGCGTGTGTACGTGTTGATTGTATTGATACTGATATAATATGTCAATTTTTAGACCGTTTAGGCATGGCAATTTTGTATCAAACAGGCGTGCAAATTTTAAAAGAATGGGTATCACCTAACAACCGTTTGAACTTAATAAAAACACACGGTAATGAATGGGCGAATATCAAAATAACAGAATGGGAAAACGCAAGCATTGAGGCATTAGATAACGAAATTGATAATATCATTCAGTTACTTGAAGCTGACCGTTTTTGTTATAGATGTGAACCAAGATTAAGAATGTACCCAATGTTTCCCGGCTAAGTTGTTGAAAAAAAAAGGGCTAAAATATGACTATATCTGAACGCTTAGAAATACTATCACAAGTTGTAAATGATGACAACACAGCGCGTAGAATTTCGCAGGCTGCCGCGTTTCAAGTTATAGCCGAATATAAGCAAAGGATATTTTTTTTAGGCTTAGATAGTTCAGGTAGTCAGATAGGAACTTATAGTGTAAACCCGTTTTATATAAACCCGTTAAGCCTTACAACTGTTTCAGCTGGTGGTATAAAGCCCGAAGGTAAAAACGGGGATACTGTTTTTAAGAATGGTAAAGCACATAAGACACAGTATTTGACAGAAGGTTATAAGGAATTAAGAAAACTAACAGGTCGCGAAGATTCTAAAGTAGATTTAAATTTTAGCGGTTCATTATTTCAAAGTATCAAAGTAACTGAAAGCGGTTTGAATAGCGCCATTACTTATACGAATGATGAAATGGCAAATATAATGGAATTTAACGAAGATAGATTTAGCAAAGACATTTCAACCGTATCAGATGCCGAACGCGAATTAGGTGAAACGGCGGGTCGAAATGAACTATTAGCAATTTTAGAAGAAATAGATTTACTATAACTAATGTACGTAACACAAGACATAATAACCGAACTAATCAAACAGATTGATACTGCAATGGCAGCCGTAAATGTAAACGTTCACGGTAATGGCATAGCTGTAAAAGATACTGCAGG